CATCTCGTATGCTCTATCCCTTATGTTAAACACATTAGGATATTTTATTTCTCCATCCCAGGCCTGTCCTAACCAAAGTCCGAATAATCTGAATAGCTGTTCTTCCGCAAGTGCTAAATTCTGACTTTTTTCGATCAGCTTGGTGTCTAGCTGTAACATCTCTGTCTGAAGTGCGATTCCACTCATAGACCTAGACTCTATCGCTCTTACCGATCCCATATGAGCCATCCTGTCGATGGCTTTAACTTTGTTTTCAATTGAATTCAATATCATATCGATCGACTGGCCAGAAGGTTGTAACAGCGATGGCCTTAGTCCTGGATCTAGGTCATTGCTCATATTGATTATGGCACCAGCCCCGGCTGATGCTTCCGTGTCTATGGTTTTAACTAGACTTGGGTGTCCTGATAATCTTATTGTTTGCTCGATCTCTGAAAGTTCGTTGTAGATGCTGTTTTGTAGGTCTGCGATATCACCTATGTCTGACACGCCTATACCCCTAACCGGTGATCTCTGTGCGTATACAAACACAGCAGGTATCTTGCCTAGCGTGTTATCTATTTCTTCAACTACTTCTAGTGTCTTGGCCTTGTCTGGTGTATATTTTTCTACGTAGATCTTGTCCTTGGTGAACGTCCTTATGTAGTATTGTGTTTCTAGACCGTAAGCCCTTTGTTCCCTTTCGAATAATCTAAGGAAACTTAATTCGTAATATCCTGATTCTAATCTTTTAAATTCCCAGTCTAGTATGTTTTCCGCCGTGAAAAGACTAGCATACGGCCTCACCCCTTGTGCTAACTCCTCTGCTCTTGTGCCTAGGTTGATCGATGGCTTGTCAAGTAGTATAAGGCAATGGCCGTATATGCTTGATTGTATGTTCACATCCCTCATAAATGAATTCCAACTACGGCCTTCTAGGTCTGCGTCTTTAAGGAACTGGTCTAGTTCCGGGGTGTTTTCGATGTTGCCAAAATTCCTTTTAGGTGGATTTCTAAATAAGAATGAGTTGTAAATGTGTATAATAGATTTGCAATGATTATCTAATGGGGTAGTCGCGATCCTCTGTAGGTATTCGCTGTTGTTCTCCATCACATACTTGGTAAGGTAGTTGCCTAATCTATATTGTGCTCCGCCACTGTAAGATCTTTGTAGGAACTGCCAACGATGGTAGTAAGTGCCGTATTCTTCGTGTAACGGAACTCCTTGTAAAACTGGTCCTCCAGTTTTAGGATCTTGGTTGATTAAATTAGTATCTGCCATATTCGTTGCCCGTCCTTAGGTTAAATCTCTGTTGTGGTTGTGGTTCGAAATTCTTTGTGATAGGATATAGGTATGATATTTTGTATGATAAAGCATCTGTTAAGTGATCCCATCCTTCGTTTTTTGTTGGAACGCTCGTGCCTTCCTTATAAGTGTGTTTTGCTAAACTATTTATTAGGTTTCTACACTTGGGCGATATGAACACACCCCGCTCATTGTTAGCGTTACACATCTTACTGTTTGCTGAATTCACCCTGTCCCTGATACTCATATGCCTAGATGGCATCTTAAGGACAAAACCCGCATTCTGAAGTATAGATGCGTCTGTCCTCCTTGCGGCACTCGTCCTACGTTGTCTAGCCGCTGGATCTGGATATGCTACTATTTTCTTACCTTTATATCTATTGTGTATTTCTTCTACTAACTCGTCCGTGTTAGAACTCCATATCTGTATCTCGTCGAACACATACATCTTTCCATCCATTATATAACTTATGGTGGCTGTCATTGGATCTAGGTTGAAGTCAATGCCTATGTGATATGTGTTGATATCATCAGGCACTTCTATGTGTTTAACACTATCCGTCATACTGAAGCCGGTCCAAACTCGACCAGAGTAAACTTCCCACGTTGCTTCGTATTCTTGACGGAATGTAGGTGCGTCTAGATCTCGCCTAGCCCACTCTATCTCCTCCTCGCTCACCCATCCACCATCTAGTGTTGTGAATTGATATGAGCTCCAACTATCGTTCGTGGTGTCCTGCCCCTGTTGGTAAAGATCATAGAACCAGTTCATTCCTTTAGGTGTTCCAAAAAATAGTGCTTTACCACCTGTGTCTGACAGCGTGGGTCTAAGGACTTCCGTCCAGGCCGCTTGATCTATGTCTGCGCATTCATCCATTATCAATAAATTTAATCCAATCCCCCTTAGTGATTGGGGATTATCTGCTCCCCTTAAACATATCCTACTATTATTTTTCAAGTATAAAGTTAATTCTGCTTCGTTTATTTTACGGATCCATCTAAGGTCTGTCAAGATATTTTTTATCTGGACCCAAGCTATCTGCTTACTCATCCTGTAGGATGGGCTGACATAGAAACAAAGTTGGTTAGGTATCCTGGCGTGATAGGCCAGCTGGTGTAGTGCTAGGTGAGTTTTTCCAAAACGTCGGCCACTCACAAGAACGCGGAATCTAGATTTATCGTCAGCGACCATCTGCTGTTTGTCAGATAATTTCATTACTATTAATTATAATGTAGTGTTATAGGAAGGGTGTTATTCGGTTGGCCAAGGTAACGGCTCGTTGTTGTCGCCATCGCCTGGATTTTCTTTCTGGTCAAGATACACCTTGCCAAGGAATATGAGCATCCGCACGTCACCGTCCATTACCGCTTTTTCATACTGCTTTCTACGTAGACCTTTCTTGCCAGTAGATCTACCTTTTTCTATTATGTCAGTATATCTTTTCTTAAGGTCCGTTACTGTGGTGTCCATTATCATCGCTATTTCTTCATAGCTACACATAATGGTCGCTAGACGTTCTATCATTTCTATGTCTAGTTTCGTTTTCTTTTTCTGTATCCTTGCCATTACAGTAATTTCTCCTCGACCTTTATCCTGAATGACCTTGCGTCGGTATCTCCTTGGCTTGTCACAATTGTGGTCTTGACCGTGTATATGTTGCCGGCTGTGCCGCCTTCTAGCCTGATATTGACCAGCACCCCACCGGTGATGTATACATCAGTGGCCATATTAGTCGGGAAGGCTAACGGTGCTGAGTCTCCCGATACCGTAGATATAGTTGTGGAGGCACTGCTTATGGTGTCTCCGCTGTTTAGATAATCTGTGAAATCTAAACCGTATTGGATGTTGCTGTCCGGATCCTTCGCGATGTATAGCGAAGTGTTGTCACGTTTATAACCTGTTAAGTTCGCCATTATGCTTCTGCCCTCACTCTTGGTATTGAATATCTGTTGCTGAAAGGTGGTCTCACTAGTTTTAATTTCCTTGTTTCTTCTGGAACTAGGTGTGTCCTAGTTTCTGTTGCGATAATATTTACTCTATTTTCCTGATCTACTTTAGTTTGTCTATTCTCGTTTGTTACTACAGCGGTCCTGTTTTCTTTTTCAACCGTGTATATGTTGTAAGGATCGGCACTGAAGAATAATCTTGCTACCAATATCGATGTTCCAAACGCTTGTAAATTTTCCGTAGCACTAGGTTTAAATCTAGGGTTGATCTCGACCTGTGCTTGTGCTGTGTATGTTTGTGGTGTAGGACCTGGTTTAAATGTCGGTGTTACGGATATGGTGAATGCCGTGTCAACATCTGATAATATGTCTGTGGTAGCGTTGGCGGTCAATACCGTGTTGAACGCACCGGAGATAGTGATAGGTTCTACTACGTCAATTATGTTTCCTATCAAGCTAGGAGTGAACGCACCGCCTATGTCTACTGTTACAAAGAATTGCCCTACTGCTGTGAAGTCTGTGGTGAAAGCGGAAGTCAGCTCTAGTGGATCTAGGGCTTCGTTTATTCCAACATCTTCATCTAGCGTGAACGTGTTGTTGTAAGTAACGATATCGCCGTGTTTGAAAGCGGTCGTTAGTGTCATCGATGATGCTATAGGAAGTATGAAATCACGTTCCCAAACATCATATGGCCAGTTGTCCCAACTCTGTTCATTACCAGTCCAGGTCTCCGTAGGCCAGTTATCCCAGTCGTTGTTCTCTAGGAACTGCCAGGTGTATTCACCCTCGGCGTTGACGTAGTCGGTTTGAACATATCCCAGTTCGAAATATGTGTTTAGGTTAAATGTCTCCCAGCTGTATTCACCAAGGATGTTGTATATCATTCCCGCGGTGGCTGTAGATGTGAACAACGCTGAAGCATCTGCTTCAGCCCCCGGTTTAAATGTTGGTGTTAAATTTACTGAACTAACCGCCGTAAACGATTGTGGTGGTAATAGCACTAGGTTATCAGTTGATGCGATGAATACTGTTGACGTTAATAAATTTTCCGTGGTGCTTACTTTGAAACTAGGTGTGACACTCAATGAGCTAGATACGGTCGCCGTGGCTGACGCGAATTTCTTGTTGATGCTGACTTCTGTTATGGTAGCCTGTGCTGTTAGGTCAGCCTCTGCTAACCTACGCATCGCCGAATCTTCAGCTAGTATGAAAGCCGTGCCACTGATAGGATTAACATCACCGTCAATGCCGTCTATCGTGTGGTTGTTGGCCTCCCAGGTCCTTACCAGTGTGCCCGTGTGTGATATCCTGTGCTGGAACGTCTCACTGCTGTTGGAGTGGAACGCCACAGCGATATTGACCTTGGAAAGGTTGTTGCCCGTGGTCAGTTGGTTCCGGTTGGCGGTGGTCATTGTTATGGCACTGCCGGTCTTCTGTAGTGTCCGGGACGCGAATGTGAATGTGCTAGGCAGACCTTTGTTACCGTCATACACTACACTATTGACATTGTTGTAGGTCTGTTTCCAACTGCTGTTGCTGATATATAGGCCGTCTAATCTCTCGGTGTAATAGATGCTCTCGGAATCATATCTGTGTCCACGTGGACCTGATATGGTCATCACCGCACTGCCGGTGAATGTGGCCTTACACTGGCTCGCCGGTATGCCCTGATTTGTGATCAAGATCGGATCATCATCACGCTCTTTGAGTCCGATCACACTCTGCTGTGATTCTGGGCTGTAGTTGGGTGGAGAAAATAGCTGGTGTAAAGTTACTTCATTGTAACCCGTATTGCTGGTGTCCCAGGCCTTACGATTGTTGCTGTTGCTGGAACCTGGCCTGCTGGTGTTGGTCTGTTGTAGTCCGACCTGCAGGGTGTAACTGGTGTCAGTAGTGGTATATCTATTGACCCTGGTTGTGCTCACCGGAGGTTACCTCCTTGTGTTACGCTAGACTTATTGACAAATTGCCGCTAGAAATGGTAAATTGATCTCCGGCACTCACAGTTTTTGAAACTGACAATGCGCCGTAAAAAAGAACAGATCCCGCTGTCTGCGAATCCATTATGGCCAAGTGTGTTACCACGTTACCAGTAGAACCGTTTGTTTCATAGTCTGCTGTGGCCACTGGGAATGACACGGTAGCGTTAGATGAAATTGTTCCATCTGTTACCGCACCCGCATCCGCGAATGTCACAGATTGTCTTTGATAGGCACCGTTGCTTACTTCGTAGTAGCCCCAGTTTCCTACGCCTGATGTTGAATTAGTTCCTGACTCAAGTGCGTCGGTGGCCGCCGTGCCTGTTGAGTTCGCAAACAAAGCCACGTAGACCGTTGATGGTGCGCTGTAGGCTCTAGCCCCACCGCCTCCTAGAACATGGTCCAATAGCTCATTCTCGAGTGTATTTGATGCTGCTGACATAATTTTTGTCTCCTTTGTAAATTTACAATGTTATTTATTTGTTAGGGCTTTAACAGTCTTACCTTGTTATTGTTGTATAATAGGATAGCCCTGTCGTCACCCCATCTTGCTATCCTAATCTTCTCTACGTCCCAAGCACTGCCATTGCTTATCCTGAAAACCTCTGATAGTGTGTTTGTTGATAGGACGTATTTCATCACCACTACTGCGCTGATACCAACTTGGACGAAAGTGGCTAAGAACACGTCATTGTTCGCTCCCACGAAACAGCCTTGGAAACTTGTGTCTGAGTTTGTTCCTGCTGTAAGACTCATTATGTTTGATCTGCTCCAGCTGGTATCACCTGCCTTGTAGGCGTGAACCCTCACCTTGGCTGTGTTGCCTGATCCTCCACCCCTTTCCCAGAACAGCGATGTGTCGTTGAAATCCGTCGTGTAGAATGCCGGGTTAGAACTTCTGGACTGTTGGAAGTAGTTGTCGGCCGGTTCTAAATCGACGTCGCTGGTTGGTGTGCCTGACAACGCCGTGGTGCTTAAATTTTGATTGCCCGTGACTCCATAATTGAATTTGACTGCTCTGACTTGACTCCCATCATTGTTGCTTGCCGGGTCCGCCAGTCCTAACATCGTGTTCGCGTCTATGAAACCTGGGAAGTGTCCTTTCGTGTAATGGTAATCAACATTCTGTCCCCAACTGACGTCAGCACCCACACTGATGGAACTGCTGTTGCCGTTTTCCGTGAGTGTGAATTTGTATCCTTCGTTCTCGCCATCTGATAGGGTTACGAAAACATTGGTCCCGGGCTGTCTATATACGAAGTGATTTTGATCATCGCCACCCACTCTGCCGGCGTTGAATGCCGTGTGTGCCGTCACCGTGTCTCCTGATATTGAAAGTATCTGTGTGTCATTGGTGGTCGCCGGACCAAATGATGCCAGTATGTTGCCACCGTTGGTCTGTGTTAGTAATCCTCTCTCATCGGTGTATGTGCTAACGCCCGTGTTTAAACCGGTCGCGTTGCCGGGGGATGTCACTGTGTCGTTGCTGTTCTTCAGCACGTGGTAGTTGATATATCTTGTTCCGCCCGTGGCGTTTATGGAGGCCGTGACCCCGTGTGTGTCGCTGAACGCACAGAAACCCAACCACTGTTGGACGACGTTAGACCCGCCCACCAGCGTGTCCATGTCGTATGTCGAATCGTTTGAACCATCATATTCTAGGAATGAATTGCTAGATGCTGATGATCCTGCCCCTGTTCCAAATATGCTGTTTGCGAATCCTATTGGCATTGTGCTCCTACGCGAATGCTTTTGCTATGTTGGCTATCTTGTTGGTGCCATCATTGAATATGGTCACAACGTCTATGGCGTTGGCGTCTGTTGAAAGTGTTGGTGTGCCTCCCGCGAATTTCGTAGAAGTGAACGCACCAGTCCTTGAACCCGTGCCATCCTGTGTGATGATTATGGTCACCGTGCCACCTGTTGGTAGGTTTGATATTGTGAATGTGGTGCTGTGTGCTAGCGTCACCGTGTGGACACTCGCAACCGCGGCGTCTACAGAAATCGCTGTGCTTGACGTCAGTGAGTTTATGTCTTCCTTGTAGTTCTTGTTGAACCTGACCGTGTCGTCTAGGTCTATGGTATCACCTGAACTGGCTAGGGTTGAATTGGTTATAGTTATGTCACCTAGGCTTGGTATGGTTGGTGTGCCAGTTAATGACCCATATGCCCCATCGAATGCGTCTGTGATTCCATAGCCCGCTATAGTGGTTGGAGTTGATGTAAGATCACCAAACGCCACTGAAGTTACATAACTTGACAAGTCTGGACCAGTGATGGTCAATGTGTCACCTGATACCGCTGTGGTGATGCCAGTGGCACCCGCTATCTTGAATGTTTCTCCTGGATTTACCGCCGTGCCTGTTGAGTCATCTCCAACGAATGTTGTGGCCGCTGTCGCTGAACCTGTTGCGTCGGTGTCTAGCTCGAATCTTGCATTTGAATTGTTGTATTTTAAGATCTGCCCGTCGGTAGGAGAATCTATGTTGAACATATCAATTATTGCATTTACATTGTCAATGTTCTGTTTCGCGTCGCTCCTGAATAATCTTGGGCTATCCGTTCCTGAATCGCAGTTTGCTGTTGATGCTTTTGTTCCTATAGGCCAAGTTGCCATTGTGTGCGTCTCCTTTAGTGTTATTTAATTAGATCATTTATCATTAGGCAGTATAAGTCCCTGATGCTGTAAATTGTAAAATAGTATCTGTGCCATCTGTGGTCACCGTTGGTGATCCTGTGGTCGTTCCTGAATAACTGCTCGTGGGCATCCTCAATATGACTATGCCAGAGCCACCTGCTCCTGGTATCCTGGTTTCTGTTCCTGTTCTGTATGCCCCGCCAAGATAAACTCCGCCGCCACCGCCTCCAGTGTTGGCCGTTCCTGCGGTTCCTGGGGTTCCACGTGCGCCAGTGTGAGCCGCTCCGCCACCCCCAACTCCAC